CGTGAGTGAGTGGTACGAGACTCTTGTTGAAACTATCAACGATGTCTCTGCACAGATCCACCGCAAGACTCTCCGCGGTGCTGCCAACTTTGTCGTTTGTTCGCCTGAAGTTGCCAACATCCTTGAGTTCACTGCTGGCTTCCGTGCCAATGTGACTGCCGATAGTGACCGCGGCGACGCGGGTGCTATTAAGGTTGGTTCGCTTTCGAAGAAGTTCGACATTATGGTCGATCCTTACTTCCCACGTCAGCTTGTCCTTGTTGGACGACGTGGAAGTAGTTTCCTTGAGAGTGGTTATGTGTATGCACCTTATGTGCCGCTGCAGACCACCCCGACGATCTTCGGCGTTGAAGACTTCGTGCCTCGCAAGGGCGTGATGACTCGATATGCCAAGAAGATGGTTCGTCCTGACATGTACGGATTGGTTGTCGTTCGCGACTTAGTCTAGACATACTTGACGTAAGGTCAAAATAGTGAAAGCCCCGTCTCTTTTGAGGCGGGGCTTTCTATTTAGTATTAGATTATAAGAGAGACATCCATGGCAATTCCAAATTTAAATCCGCGCTCAACAACCAATTCGAATGTTTTAACAGCAACTGGGTCTGCATCCATGGTGGCAGTAACCCTCCCATTCGGTATATATGCCGGGTCGGATGCTTTCCTATCCGGCGCCTCCGACCAAGTGGCATATACCTATAAGAAGCTTGGAGGAGATGTTCTGGATATTGAATTGGCCGAGGGTAGTGTTTACGCTGCTTATGAGGAAGCCGTTTTAGAATATTCCTATATTGTTAATATTCATCAGAGTAAGAATTCGTTATCTAATTTGTTAGGAGCACAGACTGCATCTTTTGACCAGGACGGTCAAATCGTTAGCGGCGACGATCTTGAAGGAATAGATGTTAGCCTTAAATATCCTAGGTTTGATTATGGCTTCGCCCGCCGCGTTTCTGATAGAACCATCACGGAAGTTGGACTCGGAGGCACGCTACCAATTTATTCGGGATCTATCGATCGGGTGTCTCAGCAACAAGATTATGATTTGCAGACACTCCTTTCGGCATCTTCGGCTTTAACTCCGTCACTTCCTTACTATGATCAAATTAAGGATAAAAGGGTAATAATCCGGAAAGTATTCTTTAAGACCCCCCGAGCAATGTGGCGATTTTATGGATATTATGGCGGATTTTCAGTTGTCGGCAATATGAGGACGTATGGACAGTATGCTGATGACTCTACCTTTGAAATTGTTCCAACATGGCAAAACAAACTCCAAGCCATGGCATACGAAGATGCCTTGTGGACTCGAATTTCGCATTATTCATATGAATTAAAAGATAATAATTTAAGGATTTTCCCCCGTCCCGATGATACAAGCCCTAAAAAGATTTGGGTTGAGTTTACGATCGATCAACAATATGCGCCATGGGAAGAAGGCGCAGGACAGCCAAAATCCGGTATCGATGGTATCAATAATATGAATACGTTGCCGTTCCAGAATATTCCGTATGAAAATATCAATGCAATTGGCAAGCAATGGATTCGGCGATTCGCACTTGCCCTCACGAAGGAAATCTTAGGACAAGTGCGCGGAAAGTTCTCAACTGTTCCCATTCCTGGTGAGAGTGTAACCTTAAATGCATCAGATTTGCTTTCGCAATCAAAATCAGAGCAAGATGCTCTAAGAGAAGAACTGAAAACTACTCTGGATGAGCTTACATACGCAGAAATGGCCACGGTTGACTCTACGTTGCAAGATTCTACTGCCAAGGTCCTCCAAAACGTGCCTGCCGGCATCTTTGTGGGGTAGATCATGGCTCGAAGCAAGAAATCGCAGGCTCAAATTGAAGATAAAGCGCGCAAAGATCGCTTTGATTACGTCGGTAACAAGGGCGTAGAAGAAAAACTTCAAGAAATAGAGATTATGCCATCATCTCTGGAGACAATTGATGGCGCGATGCTTCGGTTTATCGATGAAGACTTAAATTTATCAGTCACCACCAATGACGGGTTCAAGAAGGTTCCCGTTTTGTGGGTCACAGCCGAGCGCGCTTATCAAATTAAGCACAATAAGGACTTGAGAGACAATTCAGAGCTTTTAGTGTTGCCTCTTATCTCCATTAACCGTGCTTCTGTGAATAAAGACCCGACTCGGAAAGGTACAATATATGCAAACCTGTACCCCGAGCCCGATGCTAAAGGGGGCACCATTACGGTTGCACGTCAGATCAACCAGAAGAAGACAGCAGAATTTCAGAATGCTTATGCAAAAAGAAAATATGGTCCTGATAAAAGTGTTAGCGGGAAGATGGCGAATTCTAACAAGCGGAACATGTCTGCTCAAAGGACCGTATATGAGACCATCACGATCCCTATCCCAACATGGGTAACAGTAAATTATGAGATAACAGTTCGTACAGAATACCAACAACAACTCAATGAGCTTATTCGTCCCTTCATAACGATCCCAGGTAATTCTCGGATGCCAAAGAGGATTAGTTACGAGAATCATTATTATGAAGTTTTCATCGATGGTAATTTTGGCAATACTTCGAACAAAGCCTCTTTAGGGATGGACCGTCGAAATTATGAAAATACAATAAATATTGAAGTACTCGGCTATCTTATAGGAGAGGGCGAAAACCAGGAAAAACCGGTCATTGTCCGACGTGAAAACGCGGTCGAGTTTAAACTTTCGCGAGAAAAGGTAATTTTTGGAGATATCCCGGAGAATATTAAAGGCGGATTTTATAGAGATTAGTTTCTATTAGGATCAACCAATACTATTTAATAACGATATCCCAGGTTTAGGAGATAAAACGAATGTCAGTAAAAAATTATAGATTTGTATCACCCGGAGTTTTTATCAACGAAATTGATAATTCTCAAATGCCAGCCTCTCCAGCAGGAATAGGACCGGTTGTTATAGGTCGTGCAGAAAAAGGACCAGCCTTGCGTCCCACTACGGTTAACTCATTTTCCGAGTTTGTCAATGTATTTGGTGCTCCAATTCCCGGAGCCCTCAATGGAGATGTTTGGCGCCTAGGCGCGAATGTTTCCGCTCCTACATATGGAGCCTATGCTGCACAAGCTTATCTTCGTAATAGTTCTCCCTTAACCTATATTCGTCTTCTTGGAAATGAAGACTCGTCCGCCGCAGCCGCTGGTAAAGCCGGCTGGAGCGGCGGTGACGATGGTAAGGCGTGGGGACTTGTGGTGTTTGAATCTGCAGGAGCACTCTCTCTTACTGGCGCGCTTGCTGCTGTATTCTATACCACGGATGCTTCCACTTACCTTCAGCTGTCTGGCACCTTGGTTACGACAGCCGGTGTAAGTGTTAGCGGTTCGGATGTTGCTACTACGGGTTCTAACGTGGTCGTCGTTGACAGCGGAAATCCGTATGAGTTCAAGATGATTGTCAACAATGCCAACTCGGCGGGAACTAATAAGACCACTAGTTTCAACTTTAGTGTAAATGACTCAAAGTATATTCGAAAGGTGTTTAATACAACCCCCCAGCGTACTAATAGTACGATTATGACGTCGACTGATAACTATTTCTTGGGAGAGACGTTTGATCGCCACTTAAAGGCGAATATCACAGATCCTGGCGGCAGCACATACGCTGCGATCGTCAATCTTGCCAACTCTGGCAATGATGCCGATAATTTTAGGAGCCCTGTCCAAAGCGCTCAGTCCCCGGCTATTATTGGTTGCGATGTTCTTCAACGCGCTGCGGCATCAAACTCTTTTAGTGTTCTCGATATGCCCACTCTGTTCACAGTTCACGCTCTTAACCAGCCCGGAGACTGGACCAATAGAAACCTTAAGGTCTCTATCCAGGACATCAAGATATCGACCAATGAATCAAGTGATTACGGCTCATTTTCTCTGGTTGTTCGTAAGCTCGACGATTCAGACAACGTGGTTAAGATCATTGAACAGTTCAATGATCTGTCCCTGAACCCAGAGTCGTTGAATTACATCGCCCGCAAAATTGGTGATAAGCATACTACATGGAACTCAACAGAACGCCGCTACATCCAACAGGGTGACTATAACAATGTTTCCCAGTACATCCGCGTGGCCGTTAATGAAGATACGGTTGGTGAAAATGCTAGTTTGCTTCCCTTTGGCTTTAGGGGGATTGTGAAGTATGAGGACGATACCGTCCTTGCATCTACTTCTGCTGGAAACTGGGTCACCGGTTCAGCCCTCCACGTAGAAGCCCGTCCCGTGAGCATCTCGGGCGCCGCTCTAATCACCGATGGTGTTTTCGTTGTCTCGGGATCACAACTCAGTGCTTCAGTACTTTATCCCGCACCCGAACTGCGCGTCAGCGCTGCATCCGGTAACCTTAATAACGCGACCGATGCATACTTTGGGTTCCAGGCTAGCCGCACCGCCGGCGGAACCGTCTTTGACCAGTCTAATATCGATTTGCTCCGCCCCCGCGGACAAATGGTTGGCGACATGTTCGCCGGCGCCTCTACTGGAGTCAGGGAACTCTCGATGTATTTCACTCTGGATGACATCAGTGGTTCCGCGGGTACTTGGGTCTCTGGTTCGCATGCCGATGGCACCGCCTTGGTGAATGTTAACGGTGCTGTTTCTGGCGTCCTCGACGCTGGCTTCGACCGCTTTACGGTACCCCTCTACGGTGGTTTCGATGGCTTAGATATTACCGAGCTTGATCCCTTCCGTAATAGTCAGTGGGATGGCACTACGCCTACCGACACGACGAGCTACACCTTTAACTCGATTCGACAGTCTATCGACTCTACAGCAGATCCTGAGGTGGTTGAGATGAATCTCGCATCCATCCCGGGCATTAAGCAGAGCGGTCTTACGAACCAGTTGATTAACGTGTGTGAAGACCGCGCAGATGCTCTGGCAGTTGTTGATCTTGAGGGTGGTTTCAAGCCCCGAGCCGAGGGCACCGCCGTCGTACGCAATAACACCGCTAGCGAAATTAGCAGTGTTATTAACAGCCTACGATCCCGAGCGATCAATAGCTCTTACGCTTGTGCTTTCTTCCCATGGCTCCGTGCTCGCGACACCATTAACGGCTCGTCCGTCTGGTTGCCACCTTCTGTTGCTGCTTTGGGAACGTTCTCAAGTTCGCAGAAGAAGACCCAGGTCTGGTTCGCGCCGGCTGGCTTCAACCGCGGTGGACTCACTGAGGGTGCAGCTGGTATTCCTATTA